TTAAACCTAAACCATAAAAACCCATACCTGGTAAAAATTTAAAATGTACAAAGTAATCTTGTTTTTTCTTTAATGGATCTTCTGCTTTGTAATTTCTTCTAATAGATAAAACTTTTCCATTCGCTTCATCAATAGTTACAATGTAAGGTAATTTAATTCCAGTAGGTTCTCCGTCTTCAGGATTAACATCTTCATGTCCATCTAAATCAACATTGACATGCATTTCTAAAATTGTGTACATGTCTTCTTGACCTGTTTGTTTAATTCCTTCTAACTCTAATTCTTTTTGTTTTAATTTATCTTCTTGTAAAGGCGGTTCTCCCAAATCAATGTCTTTGTAAAAGCCATTGATTTGTTGTTTTCGTAAATCATTTTGTGACATACGAATAACATGGATTACAGCTTCCGCATCTTCTAATGAGGTAGCAGAGTACGGAACCACTAAATCGTCAGCGGGTATAAATTTTGATACGGCTCTACCTAATAAATCGTCATAGTAAACTTTTTTAAAAGTAGAACCGCTTAGGGGTAAATAGAAAAGCATTTGATCAAACTCTGGTTCATACTCTTTCATTTGATCCATAATTTGATAATTCATAAAATCTTTAACACGTTTAGATTGTTCTTCTTTAGGAACATTGATGTCTCCTAAGATTTGAGTTCTAACCGGACCTTCTGCAGGTAATAATTCTTTGTAAGCTTGTGCTTGAAACTGAGTAACAGCTTCTGCTAATACTGGGTGAGTAACTGAACTTGCACCTCTAAATGGTTCGGTTCTAGTTATATATTTAAAACCTAAAAGGTTTAAACCTTCTCGATAACTTTCTTCCCACTCTTGTCTTGATTGTTTGTAATCTTTGTATTTGTCCATTAACTCAGAAGCTAATGGATCTAAAACTGAGTCTTCTAGAAATTCTGCTAGGTTAGCATTGTGATCTTCACCACCTTCTGGATTAACTTGACCTGGATCAAAATTAATAGTTGCTCCACCATCATCATCTATTTCAATTTCTGTTTGACCATCGGCAGATTTCTCAACTACTTCTTCTTGAGCTTCTACAATTTCTTCTTCTCCTGGAATTTCAATTTCTGTTTTTGTATTGGGTAATGATTTGTCTATTTCAGCCATTTGACTATTCTATCCTCTATTAGTTATTGATTCAACACCTTCTTCGACGATAGTACTATCAGGTGTTTGCATAACTGTCAAAAGCTCATTTACCAATTGCGGATTATAAGGCATTGTGGTTTCAGGATTTTGTGCTGCCCATTCTAGCATTTCAAATTGTGGAGCAACAACATCAGGTGTTTCTTTATTAACAAAGGCTCCTATGTCTGGGTTATAAATTATATCAAGCAATATTAACTCCTACGCAAGACCTAGTTCTTGTCTCATTTTTTCTATCTCTTCATTATTTTTTTGTTGCTTATCTATATAAGGTTGAACTTGATTTTTCATTATGCTCTCATTTAAAATAGTATCTAATATTTGTTGATTAGTATTTGTAGAAGCATCTGCCATAGCATTACTTAAATCAATACTAAAAGGATCAGCACGTTCAATGGGAGCTGGATTCATTATAGCAGGTGAACCATAATTAGGCATAGTAGATTTTGGTGTTCCGTATAAATCTACATCTTCAACATCTAAATAATTAAATGCATTAGGGAAATCACCATAAGTAATATCTCTAGTTACATTTGGTTTAGCTGGTGGAGCTTTTATTACTTCGTTAATAATTGATTCTACAACTGGTGCATTTAATTGGGCTCTTGTAGAATTAGGTCCTCTAACATTATCAATGTTACCTAAATTAGTTGTAAACTGATTTCCAAATCTATCTACTTGTCCTAATAATGTATCTAAATTTTTTTGACTAAAATTTTTACCAGCTAACATTCTGTCAGTCATCCTATCTATTCTTTTTTGAGTTCTTCTATCTGCCATAGCAGCTTCATATTCTGCTTGAGTATTTACTTTACCGGTTACTGGATTAATACCTCTCACCTTTTCATTCAAGCCTGATAGTGCATTTGTTATACCCGTTCTAATTCCTGGTGTTGTTATTGCTCTTGTTGCAAGACCTGCAACAGGTCCGAAAGCTAATCCTGCAATTAATGAAAGTGGATTAAAGTTTTTCATAATTCCACTAAATCTTGAAGCTCGTTTAGTATTACCAAATTTATCTACTTTATTTCCTCCAAGTACGGTTTGGTTAGAAATTAAATTTTTCATTCTTGCTCTTTCTCTTATTCCTCTAGTAGAAGGAGTTACGTTATATTTTTTACCACCTATATATTCTACTGGACTAGTACCAGTGCCACCGCCATGAATATTAGGACCTCTAAAAGTTGGTTTAGACGTTTTACTTTTAGGAGAACTATATTGTGTTGATCTGTAACTTTCTCTTGCGCTTGGTCTTGATGATGGAGATGAACGCATTGATCTATCTCCTCCACCTGGAGGTCCACCGCCACCTCTAGATCCACCTCTAGATCCACCGCCACCGCCTTGATATCCACCTGGTCCTCTGTAACCTGGTCGTGAACCGTCGGCACTTGGAGTTACAAGTTGTGGTACATTTATTTTTGGTTGCATCATTGATCCAATTCCACCACCATTTGCATACATCATATTTTCTGTATCTGGTGGTACAAACTGATCATGATACTGATGATAAGTTTTATCTCCGTAAGTCATTCCACCTTGTGCTAATTTTTGTATGGCAATCATTAAACCTCCATCTTTATAACCTTGAGCCATTGCTTCTTTTACCGCTTCACCAAACTCATAGCCTTCTTCATCCATAAGTCTTTGGACTTCTTTTGAAATTTCTGATTGTTTATATTCTTCGTCCATTAATAATACGTTCTGTTGTGTGGTATTGAAGGTTCGTCTCGTTCATCTTCTGGGTGAGATACAAATCCTCCCTGACGAAATCTCATTACCGCTTGTGTCATACTATCCACCAAATCATCATGATCTCCATAAGGAAATGATGCACACTCTTCAATCACCTCTTCTGCGAATTTTTCATCCGGCGCCCAAATTTGTCCTGACTCAAATAGAGGGGACACAGCGTTAACTCTAGCATGTTTATCGTTACCTTTGCTAGGTGTGTAATTTATAACAGGAATACCCATTTTTCGCAACTCATAAGTTAAAGGTAATCCAGATGCTTTAGCTTCAACGATTACCGACTCTGGTTTCCAATAATCATACTGTTCTTTGGCTAGTTTACGTAGTTCTGGAAACTCTAGTCTATCTTTTACTGCATCAAGTAAAATTAAGTTTGGAGCGCTGTCATCGGATTCATGAAATACACCCCAGGTAGTAATAGCAGAGTAGTCTGCAGTTTCTTTTTTTAAAAAAGCAGTATCATAAGATTGTATAACGTGTTCTAACTTTGGAATATAATCACGCTCCCATTTCCGCCACCATTCTCTTTTGATTAATGAACCTTCCTCAGAGGTTGGGTTTTGCATCCACTGCGCATTCCATTTACCTAAACTTAGTGATGCCTTCACCGATTCGAGCTCCGTTAACTTCCAATACTCTGGCCACACTGGTTTATTACTAGGTAAGATTGCTGGAAACTCAATGATGTGCCATTGATCTGATTTTAATTCTTTTTGAGATTTTAATAACATACCAGTTAGATCTTTCATATTCCATCTAGTCATAACCACGACTATCGCTCCACCTGGTTGTAAACGTTGACGTGGACCTGATGTATACCATTCATAAGCTCTTTCCATTGCCGTCATGTTCAAAGCATCTTGCTCAGAATGTGGGTCATCAATGATAAGTAGATCCGCTCCACGACCCGTTATCGCCGAGCCAACACCAGCTGCATAGTATTCACCGCCTTGTTCGGTTTCCCATTTACCCGCGGCTTGGCTATCTTCTCTGAGTCTGGTATCGAATACTTGTTTGTATTCCGGGGAGTCCATTAAAGTTTTAGCTTTACGACCAAAGCGGATCGCGAGTTCTGTTGTGTGAGTTGTTTGAATAATTTTAAGATCAGGTTTACGTCCTACCATCCAAGAGGGTAAGAGGTAAGACGCAAATTCTGACTTAGTATGCCTAGGCGGCATATTAATAATTAATCTTTTTATTTTGCCATTTGCCAGAAGGTTAAATTTTTCTGAAATTTTTTTATGATGTTTGCCTTCTATGAATTCGGGCCAAACATGTTTTACAAAAGAAAGAAAATCGTCATGTACTTTTGATTTGGTTTTTTTCTCGGATAACTTTAATGCAAGCTTTAAAAATTGTTTTTTGACATCAGGTGGTAGCCTGTTTAATTTTTCTTCATCCATAAAAATTTTTTGTAAAATTTTTTTATAATATTTTTTGACACCCTTTTATTCTCATTTGCATTTTATAGCACGTTTAAGTCTAAATCCAACCTTATATACTAAATTATTTTGTGACTCCTACGAAAAAAGTGGGGTGGGCCCGCCCGTAAACAGGAATAAGGCAAACGCCTAGGGACCCCTCTGGGGTGGGCCCGCCCGCGAACAGGAATATCGGTGAGCTATGCAATTATTGCATGGGATATTGTGGGATAGTGTATGCGCCAAGCGCATACACTATTGAATTGTATTAGTCTAATAGTACCATATATTCTTTAGTAAAGTTTCTGCTGAACCAGTCTAAACCTTTTTGCATTAGGTCATAATCCTCACTAGCTTCTGCACCTATGATTGTGTCATAGATTGCAACAGCAAACGCAGGTAGTTTACAACCAGTGCTAAAAGTTTCATCACTAAACCTGTTAGGAATGTATAATTCTCTAACTGGATCTGCACCAAAATAGCAATTAGTAAATGGCTTTGGTATTATGTAGTCTTTATTGTTATAGTTTATTTTCATTCTCACTCCTTTTGTTATGGGATTTTATAACATTAATTCTATTAATGTGTCAAGCATTAATTACAATCTTGTTTAAAAATATCCCTATCATATTGAGTCGCAAAATATGTTTTATTCTCAATCCTTAATGAATGATTAATCTTATCCAATAAATCTTGCAAACATATCTTTTTATTGCGCCTAGTTTCATGGTCATAAATCCAAATCCAAGCGCCCTTTTTTTGTCTAAAGTATTTCTTACATTCACTCATAATCTGGCAACCCTGCAAACACTGACATAACACCACTAAAAAGAATTAATATTCCTAGTATGTTATGATCTGAATGAATAAAAGTTATAACACCTAACATGGCTAATATAAAACCTGTTAAAGTCATCATTAATCTTCCTATCATTATGCAACCCTCCTCTCATTGAAAGTCATTCTTACTGGTTTATTCGCGCACCTATAACCGCGGTTTGAAGTGTCATAAAAGATAATATAATTATCAGTGATCTTACACTTCTCATCCCAAACATAACAACGCGAAATAAACTTTTTATATTTCTTTGCATAGAAACTTATTATGCCTGTCTGTCCGTATTTTATTTTTTTCATTCTCACTCCTTTGTTATGGGATAATCTATTATAGATTATCCCATAAGTCAAACTTTAAATTAACTGGCTTGTTTAAAATTTGGAAGCGCCTGAACATCAGTGTTCCAAGTTAAGCCAATCTTTTTACTTACTTCATTTAAAGCAATAGCCAAGCTGTCAGGGGTTCCACTTTCCATAACAACATCAAGCGCCTTGATTTTAAGATCCTTGAGGTCTTTAAGTTTTTTGCCCTCTGGTCTTCTCTCAATCTCGCGTTGAGCTAGTTCAGAAGCCCACTCACGAAGCTGATCTTCACAATCACGAAGACTTAATTCATTCTCGCTTCTATTTGATCTTCTAAACTCATAATTTAACTCTTGATCCTTTGGTTTTTTCTTCTCAAAAAATGTTAGCGCTGTTGCTCTTGCTTCTTCTAACATTTTTTCTGCTTGTCTAAACTTGGCAATAATTTTATCTGCGCCAATTTTTTTAGACAGCTTATCAACAGCTTTGTCAGTTGCCTCGGTCTTATATTGTTTAACCAATAATTCTTGCTCTTCAATCATTGGGTTAAACTGCCTTTTTACCTTATCTCGAAAATGATCGAGTTGGTACTTTGTCATTGTTTTACTCATTCTCACTCCTTTGTTAAGTTATGGGAATTTATAACATAGTAAATAAAAGCTGTCAAATCTTTTATTTATTTTTTTTATTCTTCTGGGGTGGGCCCGCCCGCGCACAGGAATATGGGGTTCGCGTGTAGGTTGAATAAAAATTAATTATTTATTTGACTTGACATTTGTTATGGGATAATCTAATATTATAAATAACCAAGGAGCAAAAAATGATGTACTTAATAATCAAAGAAATAGACTACGAAAACTTGGACAACACTTATAGGGTTGTGGACCATACTGATGATCCGGACAAAGCTAATGATATGTTGCAGGGCTATAGATTAATTGAGAAGAGTAAGACTACCTATTACTCAATTTTGAAATACGAACAAACCGGCAAACCATTAGTATTAACTGAAGAGGTTGCTCATAGTGCAAATTAGATTTAGATATAACTATTTAAAATCTTTGTATAAGAAGTTTAAGAGAGAGCTCAATAAGAGCTCTCTCTTTGATCAAGACATCCGATTTGCTGTAAAAAAAGAAATGACTATTGTAAAGTTATCTCTAGAAAACAGTGAAAAAATAAAAAGAAAAAATATAGAATTCAATTTACATAGAAAACATATACAAGATAAACCACAAGGATTTATTTTTGAAGAACATAATCAAAACAGAAGAAACAATGCAAACAAAGAATTGAGAGCGATAAGTCATAGTGTTAGAGTATTTTTACAAGAGGCCATAGCCAAAGAGAGGATTGAAAAAAAATGATGGAACTATTTATAGTTGTTGAATTATATTTTTTAATTCAAGCAATTAATAATTAAAATGATAGAGAGCGAGCGAGCCAGCGAGCGGGTGGGCCCGCCCGTAAACAGGAATATGTAGTTGTCAAGAAAAAAAAACTATTGACTTATTTAATTATGGGATTATATAATAGTAAACAAAGGAGCGAGAAATGAAAGTAAAAGAAGCTAAACAAATCACCGGCAGCCTGACCCGGACAAGTAAAATGCCAGGCCTAAGTTACAGCCTGCCGGCGTGGGAATGCAAAACGGGCTCAAAGCTCCGGAAGATTAAAGGCAGCGTTTGCGCTTCCTGTTATGCATTAAAAGGAAATTACACAAGATACAAAGCTATTAAAGCTGCGCAATATGTAAGACTCGAAGCGCTAAAAGACCAGCGATGGATCGCGGCAATGGTTGCGCAAATCAT